TGTAGAAACTGCTAAGGGTAAAGATAAATTTGGTTCTGTTTCTGCCATAGTCACGAAAGACAGTGACAGCCAATACCAAACCAAACTCAACACCGAAACTCCGGCGTTTAAGAAATGGTTTGGGAAAAGCGTGGTTACTGTGGATGGTAAAGTTGGGTCTGAGCCTTTAAAATTATATCACGGGACAAACGCTGAGTTTGACGCCTTCAAGGAATCAAAACACGGAAGGTACGGCAAGGGTGTTTACTTGACACCTTATGATGGAGATGCTTCACAGTACGGCGATACAATCATTGATGTGTACGCCTCAATGGAAAATCCAAGAATTGTTGAGAGGAGCAAGGCCCCAACAGATGGAAAAATGTTCAGGGCCAACACTGAAGGCTTGGGGTATGATGGAATTATCATAACTGATGCTCAAGGTAATTACGACGAGATTATCGCCTTCAACCCCACCCAAATAAAAAGCACAGAAAATAAAGGAACCTGGAACCCAGAAGACCCCCGGATTCAGTATTCCATAGCAGACGCAATAAACCTCAGGTCCACCACCCCCACGCCAGCCCAGGATGATAAAACCGTGTCTGACCTGTTTTATCAGAACAAAACCTTGTCAGAAGCTGCCAGAGAACTTTCAGACAAAGCCAAGTCAAAAGAACAGCGCCAGCTTGCACAGGATAAATTCATAAATAAAACTCTGGATCACCTCAACTTCATCCAAAAACGCCTGGGAGATCGGGCATACCGGATGCACCGAATGCTGACGGGCATCAAAACAGCTACGTTTGCCATGTTTCTGGAACATGGATCCTTGTCGTGGGATGGAGACGCCCCCATGGTAAAAACAAAAGGCAAGGGAGTCCTACCTTTTATGAAGTCTATTGGCCCAGACTGGCAAAATCTCCTCTTGTGGATCGCAGCAAAACGAGCAGAAGAACTTGACGCAGAAGGCCGAGAAAACTGGATCACCACAGACAAGCGAGAGGCGATCTTTCGCAAAGTGGGGACAAAGGCAAAGAACGGTCAGACATGGGCTTTCCTGAACAAACGGTTCCAAACCATTAATAAAAACGTCCTGGATTTTTCCGAAGCTGCAGGTCTTATTGATCCCGAATCAAGAGCCATGTGGGAACAGAATTTTTACATCCCCTTTTACCGAGTCTTTGAAGACACTGCTTCCCGGGAAGAGTTTATGTCCGGTCCCAATGGTGCAAAAAAACATATCACAGCCCAGATCCGCAGGCTCAAGGGCGGTGAGGCGCAAATCGGGGATCTCCTTCAAAACTCCCTGACCAATTGGATGTACCTTATTGATGCGGCGGCCAGGAACAAAGCCAGGGGGGCCGCTTTTGATGCAGGTACAGAAATCGGTATAATTGAAGAAGTGCCCAAAAAAGACCTGATCAATATACTTGGGGCGCATACTGAAAAGAAGTTTGCCGTCATGAAATCCGGAGCCAAACAGGCCAGTTCAATCTTTGACTATGAAGACGACGCCAAGGCCCATGCAGAAGATCTTTCAGACAGGTATAAAAAACCCTATGGCGTAGAGCCCAGAAAGACCACAACTATCAAATTCGGCAACATGAAGGATTTAGGTGTGCTTTCTTTTCAGCGCGACGGGAAACCTGTTTATTTCAAGACAGAGGATCAAAACCTTTTTGAATCCATGTCAGAACTGGACATGAAGCGGTTTAACTTTTTCGGGATGAAATTAATGGGGCAAGCAAAGCGAACCCTTTCCTATGGCGCGACCTTTGGACCTGCTTTTCGTTTAAGAAATATGCTCAGGGATACCTTGCATACCGCCGTGGTTTCAAAATCGTTTCTCCCATTTGTAGATACCGCGCGTGGGGCTGTGAAGGCATGGATCGAAGATCCTGAATATGTGGAGTTCATGGCTTCCGGTTTTGGGTTTGGGTCTTCATATGTTCATTCAGAAGACCCGGAAGTTGGGTCAAAATTCATTAAGCGAATACTCAAAACTGAGGGCAAGAGCGCTCTCAAGAGGCTTTTAACCAGCCCAAAGAAAATCTTAGACGTGTGGGAAAAAATTGGAACCGCATCGGAGAACGCAGCCAGGGTTCAGCTCTACAGCAACCTGAAGAAAAAAGGGCAGACGTCTTTTGATGCTGGCTTTGAAGGTCGAGACTTGATGGATTTCTCCATGCGGGGGTCAAGCGGGACTGTGCAGGCCTTGACCCGGATTGTCCCATTTCTCAATGCCAGATTCCAGGGTCTTTATAAATTAGGCCGGTCAGCCAAAGAGAACCCGCTGGCGTTTACCGTTAAATCATCCATGCTCATGGGCGCGGCATTGGCCTTATGGGGCTTGTATAAGGATGATGACCGATACAAGGAACTTGAAGATTGGGACAAGTGGACATACTTCCATTTCTGGCTTGGAGGCGATCATTACCGGATACCTAAGCCCTTTGAAATTGGGGCTCTGTTCTGCTCTCTCCCGGAATCCGTAGGTAACGTGATGAACGGCACGGAAGATAAAAAGTTTGTAGCGGACTGGGCAGCGAATACCGCTGTGAGTGTTTTCAATATTGATTTACCCCAGGCAATTAAGCCCATAATTGAGGGCGAAATTGCAAACAAGAGCACCTTCACCGAGCGGCCCATTGTCTCCGAATACATGGGCAAACTGCCCAAAGAAGAGCAATACAATCCATGGACGTCTGAAACCGCCAGGGAAATTGGAAAACGGCTTAATATGTCTCCGCTCAAGGTAGAACATTATATATATGGCTATATGGCAACAATGGGGAAGATTATCCTGGACGGGACAGATATACTGATTCAAAACGTTGGAGATTACCCGGACCAGCCAAAGACAACCATCACTGAAGACGTTTTTGGAAAAGGGAAATCGTGGGGCCTTGGTGTTTATGATCCAGAAGGCCCAGCCAGGACAACAAAGTATCTGACAAGATTTTATGAAAGATACAAGACTCTTGATAATGCAAAGTCAACCCTCAACCATTTCAAAAAATCAAACCAGCCCCAAAAAGCGGTTGAATGGCTGGCGGAAAGTGGGCGCGAGCTTGCAGAGAAACGGGTAGCATCTAAAATAAAAAAACGATTGTCAGAGATAAATGCCCAAATGCGGTTAGTACAAGGGAGTAAAGCATTAGGCGGAGAAAAGAAAAAAGAGCAATTGTCCAAACTCCGAAAAATTAGAAACGAGATGACAAAAAGATATTTCAACGCCATCAGAGAAAGTAAATAGGGTAAAGTGAAATGGGTTACAATTCAATACACACCGGCATAAAAATAGACGAAGCAATAACAAAAGTTCAGGATACGCTTGCCGCGTATTTTGATATCGGCATTCCCGGAGGGCAAGGATTCGGGGTTGGAATCATTCCGCCTGCAATGCTCCCAGAGGGTATGAGCCTCATGCCTGGAACGGAAACTCCTGGAAGTGATAACTGGGGAAATTACAAATTTCAAGATGGATCGATAGTAGCATGTACAGTGATCCACTGGCTAAAAATTGGTACAGGGTCAAATGGTCTGGACGTCAACGTACATGATGTAAAACCATTCAGCCATTTTGCGTCAGAAACTGAAGCTAACACTGCTGGCTATTTTCTGCCACGAGCTTTTTTTGATGGCGGTAAAATTCAACAGGCATATTTTTTAGATAAATATGACTGTTCAAAAAACGCTCTTGGCACAGGCTTCATTGCCAGCTCGATAAAAAACGGATTGCCGATATCAACTGCTTCCGCTCATAATCCCATTGCCGACCTAACAGCTTGTGCGGGCAACTACTATTACGAGGTGATCAACGCCGCGAAGGCCAGGGATGGAGAAAATGGGGTTGTCGCTGGAGACCCACAGTGGTTCTCCGCTTCGAAATTCATGTTTCAAAATCAAGCTCAGCTTTCTTTGGCCCACGGCCAGGCGGCCACCTCAACGACCCATTGCGCGTGGTATGACCCCACTGGCGCAGAAAATTATCCCAAAGGCTGCAATAATAATGCGTTAGGTGATTGTGACGACCCAGCCATTTCATATATATCTGACGGCTATTTAAATTGCGGAAAAACCGGAAGCGGAACACCCTTCGCAAAAACGACACATAATGGACAAAATTGCGGCACGGCTGATTTAAATGGCAATATGTATAAAATCAGCCTGGGGGTTACGTGCATTGCAGCCACCAAATCAATAGAAGATATCACCCGGGCGAATCCCGCAAGCGTAGAAATAGCCGCTCACGGGTACGACACCGGTGACCAGGTTATGTTGATGGCTATTGGTGTAGGCAATTGGGCAGGCTTGGATGATAAGATTTATGCGATTACCGTTGTTGATGAAAATAATTTTTCATTAGACGGCGTCGATTCTACAGCCTTTGATACAGCATATGTGCAAGGTACAAATGCAGGATCTATTACTTTCGGAAATTTTTACGCAGCCAGTAAAGACGCGGCGATGAAAGATTTCACATCCGGGAATACTGTCTCAACGGATCATTGGGGCGCGACTGGTGTTGCTGCGATGATGGAAGAGTTCGCACCCGTTTTTGAAACTGGATATCCAACAAATGGTTTTACACAACGTTTAGGGTCTGGAGCCAACCAGGTCTTTTCAGGCGACGTCGATGGTAACGGAGCTGTCTTGAGATCCGTAGGCATGCCGATCAATGCAGGCGGAGTTGACACTGTCGGGATAAACATGTTTGGCAAAGATTATTTTTATCAATATATCCGGAACGAGCTATGCTTGCAATCCTGCCTGAGTTGGAACCATACGTCCAATGCGGGGCCTTGGGGTGCCTATTGGTACCTCTATCGGTCGCTTTCGGGCGTCTATGTCGGGTTCCGCTGCGCCTGTTACCCTGAAAAGGCCGCGATAGCGGCCATATAGCGGGGTGTCTGAAAAATGTCTGAGCCTGCCCTGAATAGAAAATTTATGAAAATGATGAAATTATTGAATGTTTATCTTAATCATTTTCCAGCTCATGAAAAATATGCGTTGTCAAATCAAATTAGAAAAACGGCGTATGCTTTATATGATTTTGTAACAGAAGGGCAGAAAAGATACTATAAAAAAACAACTTTAACAAATTTAGACATATCTCATGAAAAGCTTAGAATGCAAATTTTTCTTGCATACGAGCTGGGGTATTTTAATTTTAAAGATGGTAGAAACTCAAAGAAAAGAGTTGAAGAAAAAAGATACTCTGCTATTTCCATACAAGTGGATGAGCTGGGGAAAATGATAGGTGGTTGGATAAAAAAGATTAAAGAACAGAATCAGTGGAAATAAAGGGAAGACCATCAATATGCTTGCAATCCTGCCTGAATTGGAACAATACGTCCAATGCAGGGCCTTGGAGTGCCAATTGGAACAACAATCAGTCGAATTCGAACAACAATGTCGGGTTCCGCTGCGCCTGCAATACCTCAAGCTCAGAAATATTGAGATAGTGGAATTACAGGGATGGTTTCTTTCCTGCATTATGCAAAATCAACAAGACATGCTTTTTTGGTAGGCCGTTATGGTTCGAAGATCAAGCATGCCTAAATCTGGAGCACAATTTGAAACGGACCGGGAATTTATTTGACCTCACATTCAGCAGAGAAAATCTCTATCAGGCATATATTGATGCCAGAAAAGGTAAGCGGAAAAAGCAGGCATGTTTTAACTTTGAAACATCACTTGGGGGGAATTTGGAAGCGCTGTACGAAGAGATTCACCGCGGGAGTTATAAACCCAGGCCATATAAGAAATTCACAGTATATGAGCCAAAAGAGCGCATAATTTATGCCCCAGCGTTTCGGGACATTGTTGTGCAGCATGCTATTTACCGTGTGATTTACCCGATTTTTGACAAGACTTTTATCGATCAGTCTTTCGCCTGCAGGAAAGGTAGAGGGACCCACTCATGTAGTCAGCAGACACAAAAGTACATGAGAACATGCGGAGACGATGAGTACACACTATCACTTGATATCAGAAAGTTTTTCTATTTAATTGACCGGGGAATTCTTAGAAAACTGGTTGAGAAGAAAATTAAAGATGCTCGTTTGGTTGATATCATGATGGCTTTTGCCGAGATGGACACGCCAGTGGGGATTCCTATTGGAAACCTACTCAGCCAGACATATGCATTGATTTTCATGAATCCCGTAGACCATTTTGTGAAGCGGATTTTGAAAGTTAAAAAGTATGTCAGATATGTTGATGATTTTATCTTGATTGGGATTACCCGCGATCAATGCCTCAAGTACCGGGAGATGATCATTGAATTCATTGATAAGAAATTGAATTTGAAATTATCAAAATCAACAATTCAGAAAATTAAGAAGGGCTTGAATTTTGTCGGGTACCGTACATGGAAAACAAAGAAGTTTATCCGGAAATACAGTCTTTATAAATTCAGAAAAATGGTGAAACAAAATAAGCAAGCATCAGTGATTTCAATCCTGGGACATGCAAAACATACAAATTCACTTTTTTATATGTTCAAAATTTTAGAGGAGATCAAAAATGATATTAAAATACCAAAAAATTTTCGTTGTACACGACGCCAGGCACTCCACTACTATTACGCTGGTGGAGCCGGATTACAATGACGGTGACCCCAGGATGACGGAGTTGTGCGCAATCGGTGATGACACTTACGTCCATGTGCCAGATGACATGGTACTGCCAGAGCAACCTTTTAATATTGATGTCGGAATGGAGTCCGTGATCCTGCCAGACGACCTAAAAGCGGAAATCAAAGCCCTGTCACCCCATGTGCGGTTATCTTATGCCCGGTT